CAAGGATAAGTGTGAAAAGTAATTCCAATGGGACTCACCTCCTTTCAGAGGCTATATCGTTAGTGCCGTCACTATTATACCACATGCTCTGTCAGTTAGATAGGGCATTTTTATTTTCAAAAAGGAGGAGGTCACATGAGTCAACAACATCTTAAATGGATTGAGCTTGTGAAAGAGCGAATTGAAAAACGTGGGTGGTCGCAGACGGACCTGGCTACTGTTGTAGGTGTTAGTCCATCAGCTATCACGCAACTTTTCAAAGATGGTAAAGGAAGTGATGACTTGAAGCTTCGCATTAACAAGAAGTTGCGGATCAACGAGTCGTGGGAAAGATTTGAGGAGTAAGAGGGAAAGATGAAAAAAATTATAGCTTATTCTGTTGAAGAATTATATAAAAAAGTTGCAGAACAAGAAAAACGCATCTCAGAAATTGAAATGCGTTTAGGAATTAAACATTTGGAAGAAACTTCAGCATAAATTTAGATTTGAAAATCTGGATGATAATATCTACATAGTTTTTTAGTTGAGACAATGAAATACTGGTACTCTTGTTCCAATGAGTATAGCCGTTACCGACTGTTCGGATAAAATGAAGAGCACCTTTTAAGAGGTCATCATTTTTTACATACCTATCAATGGCATTGTTAAAAGTTAATTTTGGATCAGATAAATATTCTTTTGTATCTAATTCAAACGCCAAGGCGTAATCTTTTATTAAACATTCGATAGCAGAGCGGTAGCCTGTTCCTGCGATGTTTTCCAATCCCATTTTTTCAGCTTCAATCGCTTCACTGTAAAATTCTACAAATCTAGGAGCGTGGTCAATGAAAAGACGGTCAATATCGCTAACAACTTTATTAGGATAAACAAGGGCCATAGTTGTTTTATCATCTTGATTTAAATACTCTTGATTCGTCATATGGTATTTCTTACAAGCTGGACAACGATGGTGCAGAGTAAAAATGTAACCTTCTTCAATTTCTAATCTCCCTGCCTCGTTGGTGCTTGGATTGTTTCCAATGCCACACAAAGGGCAAGTTTTGGGAATTTCGATAGTTAAATATTTTGCGATTGCGCCGAAGTAATACTCGACAGTAGATATTTCCATAAGATTTCTCCAATCGTTTTATTTTGATTATACCACATTTGAAAGGTAGTTAGAATTGGAAGATAAAATCATCGAACTTGCTGATTACTTCATCAGCGAATCTAAAACGTACAGAGAAGCAAAAATAGCGTGTGAGAAGCTATTGAAACAAGTCAGCCATGAGATAGAACTCAGGGCAATGGAAAGTAGGACTTTTTAAACAAAAAAACACCTAACAAAGTCAGGCGCTTAACAAAAATAACTAACTGAATTATAACACGAAAGGAGTAAAAATGGAAGACCTTATTCAAGCGATTGCAAGCCAGATCAAGTTTACCGTCTTACAATCAGCAGATATTGAAGAAGCGTTCCCTCTGGAACTCAAGCGAAAAGATGTAGCTAAAATGCTTGGGGTTTCTGTAGATACGTTCGATGACCGTTTTCGCTACCAGAAAGGATTTCCAAATATAAATGACAAGCGTTGGCCACGAGATGCAGTCCGTGAATGGTACAACGCAAACTGGATGAATTTAACGAAGTGAGGAAGAAATGAACCTATTAACAACAATCAAAAACTGGTTATCCAAAGAACTCAATACTGACTGGAAAGTCGTAGCGTTAGATTTACATCAAGTGTTGATTGAAAAAGAGGAAAAGATTAAAGAGTTAGAGGAGAGAAACAAATGTTAGAACCACCGATTTTAAATCAATTAATGGGAGCAGGAAGTTTGCTGATTGGATTTGTGGGAATTTGTCGTCATATCAAATTGCAGGAACAACGCAAGGAAGAAGAAAGACGAGAAGAGCAAGAATTTGCGTCTATGATTATCCAAGGCTATAACCATGCTTTTGAACGTGGTAGAGAGGACAAATGGCAAGAGATTCGCAAGAATATCCGTCGTCCATTTCCTGGCTTCACCTATGACAACGAACCGCCTGTAGGATTGCGCCCTGAGCCTCTAGCATTGCCAGAACCACGGAGAGTACGATATGCAAATCGTATGGGATAGACAAGCGTGGGATTTATCCACTTGCAAGCGTCGAGAGAAAATGCGTGACCTAGAAATGATGGCACATATGCAACGTGAAATCGATGATCTCAAGAAACGATTGCAACAGGAACAATCTTTAAGAAAAAGATTAGAAGCAGAAAATTTTCAATTAAAACTAAGGAGAAAATAATGAACAGAAAATATAAAACCAAAGGAACACAAGAACCAACACCACGTATCAGAGTAGCTCGCGAACACTATGAGCGTATTATAGACATCGCGGATGAGTGCGATATGAAATTAATTGACGTTTTAAACCAGCTACTTGATTTTGCTCTTGAATATGCGGAAGTTGAAGAGATTCAAATACCTGTCAAATCTTTAAGAGTTGGAGGAGAAAAAGATGGTAACGATTAATAAACTAGAAATCGAAAACGTCAAACGTGTTAAAGCGGTCAAATTAGAGCCGTCAGCGACTGGTTTGACAATCGTGGGCGGAAATAACAATCAAGGCAAGACAAGCGTACTGGACGCGATTGCTTGGGCGCTGGGAGGCAATAAGTATAAACCTAGTCAAGCACACCGAGAAGGTAGTACAATCCCTCCTAGTCTTAAAATCACGCTATCAAACGGCTTGATTGTTGAGCGAAGTGGTAAGAACAGCACTCTCAAGGTCATTGACCCAAGTGGCAACAAAGCTGGTCAAAATTTACTGGATAGCTTTGTAGAAGAACTGGCTATCAACTTGCCAAAATTCATGGAGCAGACCAGCAAAGAAAAGGCTAAAACTCTGTTGCAGATTATCGGAGTTGGTCCGCAATTGGTTGAACTGGAAATGCAGGAAAAGGCCAAGTATGACGAGCGCCACGCAATCGGTGTGATTGCTGACCAAAAGGAGAAGTTCGCAAAAGAACAACCTTACTACCCAGAGGCACCGAAAGAATTGGTCTCTATCTCTGAGCTTATCCAACAACAACAGGCTATCCTTTCTACGAACGGCGAGAATGCTCGCAAACGTCAGAATTTGGTATCTATCCAGAATCAACACGACTCAGCAACTGCAGAGGTTGAACGATTGGAGCAATTGCTGGCCGATGCCAAAGAAAAAGAAAGTCAGTTAGCTCAAGACTTGGCTATAGCGAATACCGATGCTATGGATCTTCTCGATGAATCTACTGAAGAAATCGAACAGAACATCGCAGAGATTGACGAAATCAATCGTAAAGTACGTGCTAATCTGGACAAGGATAAAGCAGCAGAAGATGCCAAGGGTTATCGCGAGCAATATCGTGAATTAGACCTTGTTATTGCTGACATCCGCAAGCAGAAGACAGACCTGCTTACTAACGCAGATTTACCGTTGCCGGGCTTATCCGTGGATGATGGCGAATTGCTCTATCTTGGCCAGCGTTGGGATAATATGTCTGGCAGTCAACAGCTACAAGTTGCGACTGCAATCGTGCGTAAGTTGAAGCCAGAGTGTGGGTTTGTGCTAATTGACAAGCTAGAACAAATGGATCATCAGACTTTGCAAGAATTTGGTGCATGGCTTGAGCAAGAAGGCTTGCAAGCAATCGCGACACGGGTATCAACAGGAGATGAATGTAGCATCCTGATTGAAGACGGGTATAGCGTGAAGCCGGAGGTAGCACAGACACCTAAAACATGGCAAGGAGGATTTTAAAATATGCAAATCACAAGAGGAAAACGGGCGCGAGCTCAAAAGGTAGTTATTTACGGTCCTGAAGGAATTGGAAAATCCACGTTTGCTGCTGAATTTCCAAATGCTGTCTTCATCGATACGGAAGGTTCGACAGATAACATGGATGTGGCTCGGTTAGATAAGCCGACCAGCTGGACCATGCTCATCAATGAGATTGCTTTTATCAAGGCAAATCCGACAGAATGTGGAACGCTTGTCATTGACACAATTGACTGGGCGGAATCCATGGCAGTTAATTACATCTGTTCGCAACATGGTAAGCAAGGGATTGAAGATTTCGGTTGGGGCAAGGGATACACCTTTGTACAGGAAGAAATGGGACGTTTCTTAAATAGCCTGTCTGACTTGGTTGATATGGGCATCAATGTAGTATTAACTGCGCACGCTCAGATTAAGAAATTTGAACAACCTGACGAGATGGGTTCTTACGACAGATATGAGCTCAAGCTTGGTAAGAAGACGAGTTCTCAGACAGCGCCACTCGTAAAAGAATGGGCAGACATGGTTTTATTCGCTAATTACAAGACCTTGGTCATGACGGCTGATAACGGCAAGAAGAAGGCTCAAGGCGGTGAACGTGTGATGTATACCAACCATCGCCCAGCTTGGGATGCTAAAAATCGTCACGGATTGCCAGACGAAATGCCATTTCATTACGCTGGAATCGCCCATATCTTTGCGAGTCAACAAACGCAACCTATTCCACCACAACCTCCATTAGCCCCAGCACCTCAGCAGACCGTACAGCAAACCCCTGACCAAGTTCAAGAAGAATTGCCTCTCGATATGTCGCAGGTAGCTGAAAAGCCTCAAAATGAAGCTCCTAGCACGCCACAGACACCACCTGAGCAATATCACACGAACTTGCCAAAGAGTTTAACAGACCTCATGGCGCAAGGGAACGTGACAGAAGAAGAACTCCAAAAAGTCGCTTACATTCGCGGGCATTTTCCGCTAGGGACTCCTATTGAAAGCTTCCCAACTGACTACTGGGATATGATTGTCGCTCATTGGCAAGCAACTGTGGAAGTTATTGAAAATCAAGTTAGAAAAGAACCAGAATTGCCCTTCACGGTGTAGATTTTGGGAATTAGAAATTATAGCAAGATATAACAAGAGGTATCTATGAAAGATAAAACAATTAAAATCGACTTATCGAAAATTGCGAATACAGCCTTACAAGAGAAGGTTGATAAAGAGTTAGAAAAAGTCCTTGATAACATCCTGGATCCAAATACGGAAGCTAAGGCAACTCGTAAGGTTACTATCACGCTAACGATGTCAACAGATGATGAACGTACTGTCGTTAAGACAGGTATGGAAGTCAAATCTACTTTGGCACCGCAGAAAGGTGTCGCAACAACTGTCATTGTCGGTCGTGATGATGCTGGTAAAATCCACGCTAATGAACTTAAAAGTGGTATCCCTGGTCAAACTTACTTTGATGACAATGGTGATATGAGAACAGATACTGGGGAACTTATCGAAAAAGTCGAACAACAAAATACAAATATTATTGATTACAACAAAAAGAAAGCAGGTAACTAACCATGACAGAAAATCTTAAAGAAGCATTATCTTATGCAGTTGAGTTAGCAGATAAAGAAAATAAAATTATTTCTTCATCAAATGGCAAGGAATATTTTGACATCAACAAGCATGACTTCAGAGAGCTTAGACCTCGCAAATACGCGCCGATTCTTGAACTTCAAACACTCAAAAGTTTAGTCGATTACCTTAAATCAGATAACGACTTTATCGGTGGCCGTAGACTTGTAGTGGTGGTAGAAAGTTATCAAAAAGTTTCCGTGTATGATCAAGTCGATGTTGAATATGGCAAACGTCCTCAACTTGTATCTGTAAAGGCATCTGTTCCAGTTATTCCCTTTAGTAATTGGTGTAATCAGGAAGAGTTTAATATTATGTTGCAATCTATGTTTATCAATGATGCAGACCGTAATCTAGTTTTAGATTTTGCTAGTCACTTAAAAATCGAAAAAGGGGCAGAGGCTCAGGATAACGGCGTTACACAAACGGTGACTGTTCGTGATGGTGTAGCAAGTCTAGCACAGGCTAAGACTCCGAATCCAGTAACCTTGCGACCATATCGTACCTTCAACGAAGTAGAACAACCAGCAAGTCAGTTTGTATTCAGAGTTAACAAATCAGCAAATCTAGCTCTCTTTGAAGCGGACGGTGGCAAATGGAAATTAGATGCTGTTAAAAACATCTCAGATTATTTAAAAACAGAACTTGCAAACAACGATAAAATCACAATTTTAGCATAAGGAGAAAACAACATGACACAACAATACAACGACTTTGAACGCGAATTTGGATGGGAAGATACGATTGAAAAAGACTCGGAATACGTCCTACTACCTGATGGATTGTACTATTTTACAGTCGTTGGCATGGAACGTGCACGACACACGCCAAATCCACAAAATCCTGGAAAATTGCCAGCATGTAACAAGGCTATCGTCATCATCAAGATTGTAGCTAACGAAGGCGAAACCGAATTGCGCCACAATCTATTCCTGCACAGTTCAACTGAAGGAATGCTATCTGCTTTCTTTGCTGCAATTGGCCAAAAGAAAAAAGGCGAACCACTTCGCATGAATTGGAATACAATCATCGGCGCAACTGGTGTATGTAAAGTCGGAACTCGACAATACAAGGAAAATAATTATAACGAAGTTAAGTCCATGCTCTATCCTGAAGATGTTGATTACACAAAAGTATTGAACCAACAACCAGGACAAACTACACAAACAAGTTATCAACAACCACAGCAGCCGAATTTTGCGCAACAACCACAAGGACAAGCTGGATATCAAGCTGGGCAATTCTAGGAGGTAAGGGATGACAGGTAAGTTAAGAAATGACTTGACCTCCAAACGATTCGGTTTCTTGAAAGTTCTTCGCCGTTCCCCCGATAAAGGGGGCGGCAAGAAACCAGTCGTTAAATGGGAATGTGAATGCAAATGCGGTAAAAATATAACTGTAAAATCTGATTCTTTGTTATCTGGCCACACCGTTAGTTGCGGATGTAAAAAAAAGATACACGGCAAAAGTAATAAAGAACGTTTATATCAGACATGGAAGAATATGCGCCAACGTTGCAACAATCCCAATCGTTCTGATTACAAACGATATGGCGGTCGAGGTATTAAAATATGCGATGAATGGAACGACTACAATACTTTTAGAGATTGGGCGTTGTCTAATGGATACTCTGATAACTTATCTATTGATAGGATAGATGTTAATGGTAATTATGAACCATCTAATTGTAGATGGGTGGATGGTATCATTCAAGCAAATAATGTTCGAAATAACAGAATAATCACTTTCGAAAATAGCACTTACACCATGGCTGAATTTGCCAGAAAAATCGGAATTAGCTATTCTGCATTACAACACAGATTGGATAGAGGTTGGTCTATAGATAAAATAGCTCAAACTCCTCAAAGAGGTGTTTGATATGGAATTAAGAAAGTATCAACAGGAAAGTATTAACTCTATTCAGAAGGAATGGGACAATGGCAGAAAGCGCACTTTGTTGGTTCTTCCGACGGGCTGTGGTAAGACTGTGGTTTTTACTAAATTAGCTGAAGAAATGGTTAAGCAAGGAAAAAGGGTTTTAATTTTAGCACACAGAACAGAATTGTTGGAACAAGCTTCTGATAAATTATTTAAAATTACAGGCTTAAAGACTGCGTTGGAAAAAGCTGATAGTACAGCTATAGGCTCTTGGTGCAGGGTTTCAGTTGGTTCAGTGCAAACATTACAACGTGACAAACGTTTAAATCAATTCCCTAAAGATTACTGGGATGTGATTATTGTCGATGAGGCTCATCATATTTTGTCTGATGGATATATGAAAGTAATGAAATATTTCGATGTTGCTAATGTTCTCGGCGTAACAGCAACGCCAGATAGATCTGATATGCGCAACCTCGGCTCTTACTTCGACAGCTTAGCTTATGAGTATTCGCTAGTCCAAGCTATCCAAGAAGGATACTTATCTAAAATCAAAGCTTTGACAATTCCGCTCAGCTTGGATTTATCAAATGTCAGCATGTCAGCGGGTGATTTTAAAGCGAGCGATGTCGGAACGGCACTGGATCCATACCTGGAGCAGATAGCAGACGAAATGGTCAAGCAATGTGCTGACCGTAAGACAGTCGTATTCTTACCTTTAGTTAAAACTTCGCAAAAGTTTCGCGACATCTTAAACGCAAAAGGCTTTCGTGCTGCTGAAGTCAATGGAGAGTCCAAGGATCGTGCAGAAGTCTTAGAAGATTTTGAGAAAGATCGCTACAACGTCCTTTGTAATTCCATGCTTCTAACAGAAGGATGGGATTGCCCATCAGTAGACTGTGTAGTTGTGCTAAGACCTACTAAGGTACGTGCCTTATATAGCCAAATGGTGGGGCGTGGGACTCGCTTGCATCCAGGGAAGGAAGAATTGCTCTTGCTAGACTTCCTCTGGCACACTGAACGCCACGAACTATGCCGGCCAGCTCACTTAATCTGTGAGACTCCAGAAGTCGCTCAAAAAATGGTTGAGAACATGGAAGAGCAGACAGGCGTTATGCTTGACCTTGAAGATATGGAAGTCAAGGCAACCGAAGACGTCGTCGCACAGCGTGAAGAGGCATTGGCCAAACAATTGGAAGAAATGCGCAAGCGTAAACGCAAACTTGTGGATCCATTGCAATTCGAAATGTCTATCCATGCTGAAGACTTGTCGAACTACGTGCCTAACTTTGGATGGGAGATGGCACCTGCTAGTGATAAGCAAATTAAAGCTCTTGAGAAATACGGCATACTTCCTGACGAAATCGCGAATGCTGGAAAGGCTGCTTTATATTTAGATAGATTGCACAAGCGACAAGCGGAAGGTTTAACAACACCTAAACAAATCAGATTACTTGAAAAATACGGTTTCAAAGGTGTGGGAATGTGGCCGTTCGAAGAAGCTAAAAATATGATTAATCGCATAGCGGCTAACGGATGGAGACTTCCGACGAGCGTGCGACCAGCTGAATATGTACTAAATTAAGAAGGAGGAGATAGTGGCAGAGAATGATTTTAATTTGTTGCCGTTGCTGGATTACATCAATCCTGCCACGGTAGACTACCAAACGTGGGTCAATGTTGGTATGGCCTTGAAGCACGAAGGATACACGGCATCTGACTGGGATAACTGGTCCCAAAACGATAGCCGATACAAGAAATTCGAATGTTTCAAAAAATGGGATACTTTCAATGAACAAGCAGGAACGATTGTGACTGGTGCTACCATTACCCAACTGGCAAAAGAAAATGGCTGGGTGTCGCAATCTAGCTACGACAGCGAGAATGCGCATGAGTTTGGCTGGACCGATATAATAGACCGCGATTATCGTGTGATTGATAAAGACTGGATTGAAGGCAAGGAAATCCATGAGCCGACTAATTGGAATCCGGTTCAAGAAATCATCAAATACCTTGAGACTCTCTTTGAAGCTAGCGAAAATGTTGGTTATGTGACTGAGTGCTATCCGAAAACAGACGATGAAACTGGCGAGATTGTCAAATGGCTGCCAACTAAGGGAGCTTATGACCGGACGGCTGGTCAGCTTATTAAAGAGTTGAGTCAGTGCAATGGCGACATCGGGGCAGTCTTGGGTGACTACCACGAAGAAGCTGGTGCATGGGTTCGATTCAATCCAATGGATGGAAAAGGCGCTAAAAATGAAAACGTGACAGATTTCAGATACGCCCTGGTCGAATCCGACAGCATGCCGATTGATAAACAAAACGCTATCTACAAAGAACTTGAACTGCCTATTGTTGCTTTGGTCCATAGTGGGAATAAATCGCTCCACGCCATCGTCAAAGTAGACGCTAAGAACTACGAAGAATACCGTAATCGAGTTGATTATCTTTATAAGATTTGTCAGAAGAACGGAATCATCGTTGATACACAAAATCGAAATCCAAGTAGACTATCTCGTATGCCTGGGTTCATCCGTAATGGACAGAAGCAATTCTTGGTAGATACGAATATTGGTAAGACCGATTGGGATGAATGGTATCAATACATCGAAGATTTGAACGATGATTTACCTGATCCTGAAGGATTGGCCGACAGCTGGGATAACTTGCCAGAATTGGCGCCTGAGCTGATTAAAGGCGTCCTTCGCCAAGGTCACAAAATGCTGATTGCTGGTCCATCCAAGGCTGGTAAGTCATTCGCTTTGATTGAGATGTCGATTGCGATTGCAGAGGGCAAGAAGTGGCTAGGCTGGGATTGTACCCAAGGACGTGTGTTATACGTCAATCTGGAATTAGACCGTCCGTCTGCCCTGCATCGCTTCCGTGATGTCTACCATGCAATGGGATTGCCACCACAAAACATCAGTAACATTGATATCTGGAATTTGCGTGGAAAGACCGTACCGATGGACAAGCTAGCGCCTAAGCTCATTCGTCGAGCTTTGAAAAAGAATTATATCGCAGTCATCATCGACCCGATTTATAAGGTTTTGACGGGTGACGAGAACAGTGCAGACCAGATGGCACACTTTACCAATCAATTCGATAAAGTAGCTACGGAGCTAGGCTCTAGTGTTATCTACTGCCATCACCACTCAAAAGGTTCGCAAGGTGGCAAGAAGTCCATGGACCGCGCTAGTGGTTCGGGTGTATTCGCTCGGGATCCTGACGCGCTCATCGATTTGGTCGAGCTGGAAGTGTCAGAGGAATTACTTACTCAGAGGCTGAATCAAGCAGCGTGCGAAGTGTACAAACAGGCCTTGCAAGAGCTAAATAATGCCTATTACCAGCAAAATGTCGGCTTAGATGACCTCTTGAGCCCTGCGCAGATGAGAACGCACTTCGAGAAAGGGATTCCAGATGTGATGGCTCGTGCTCCTTATGTAGACAAGCTCGAAGAAGCTCGCAACAAGATTCAGATAGCTACTGCGTGGCGAGTCGAAGGCACGCTTCGAGAGTTTGCCAAATTCAAGCCAGTGAACATGTGGTTCAGCTATCCAGTGCATACACTTGATGAATCGGGTGTGTTGGCGGATATACAATTGGAAGATACTACGCCAAATTGGAAAAAGAATCTAGATAGTAAAAAGGGTAACGAGAAGAAAAAGAAATCTGCTGACGAGAGATTCACTACTGCTATGGATGCATTATTCGACGGAATCAATCCGGTTGAATTGAGTGAAATGGTGGAATATTTTTCAACAGAAGATAAACCTGTTAGCGAAAAAACTATCAGAAGATGGGTCAAAAATAGAGATGATTTTGAAGTGAAAAACAATCAAATCACACCCAAAGAAGAGCCAGGGACAGAGTAGGGACAAGGACAAACCCGACAGACAAACCCGAGAGTGTCCCTCGGGAATGTCCTTGACTCTCAGAGACAAACCCGAGAGTGTCCTTGTGTCTCTGGAGTGTCTCTAGGGACAAAGACAAACCCGAGAATGTCCCTGAGAAAACGCACAACCATGCGGGTTTTTCAGCTCTAGGGACAAACCCGAGAAACCCAGGGACAAAGCTAGGGACAGAATTCTTCTCTCTTCGAGAAGAAGAATTTGGGAAGTGTCCCTGAGAGTTCAGAAGAACAGGTACAGGAACAGGGGCGATTGAGCTACGCCCCCTGTAACCCTGTAACCCTGTCCTTCACTCTGAACTTAGGCGCGTATAAAAAAAGAAGGTGAAAAATGACATTAAATAAAAAAGATATTGATAATCTTAAAAAGGAAATCGATGACTTGTTGGATAAATGTGAAGATGATTTTGAAGAGATGGCGCTTAATCCAGATTACTCATTTGGATTGCTTATGAGCGCTAGTGCGACCTTGGGTGTAATTTTAAGGGAGTTGGCTGATGATTGAATTCTTTTTACCAATGCAAGAAATCCCGACAACAACTCACCAGCAAAAAAAGGTAAATGTGAGATTTGGGAAGCCAATCTTTTATGAGCCAGAGTATCTGAAAAATGCCAGAGCGAAATTTGAAAGCTTGCTTGCGCAGCATGTGCCTCCTGATAAATTTAAAGGAGCAATTCGACTGACGGTCAAGTGGTGCTTTCCTCGTATCAAGAAAAGCTACGACGGCCAGTACAAGACCACGAAGCCAGATACAGACAATTTGCAGAAGTTGCTCAAGGACTGCATGACGAAACTTAGCTACTGGCAAGATGATGCACAAGTGGCCAGCGAGATTGTTGAAAAGTTTTGGGCGAACACAGTCGGGATCTATATCAAGATTGAGGAATTGCCATGAGAATCGACTACATTGATTTCTTTAGCAGAGTTATTCCGGAATGGATGGCGCGCAGTAATCAAAAGAGTCAAGAGGTCGGTTTTGGATCAGACGCTTATTGGCTCTGGGCAGTGTCGTCAATTGGAGAAATTTGCAAGCGATACAATGATGATGAGCTGGTGGCAGAACAGTTTGGTCTACTCTTTAACTGGCTAGAAAAACAAGCAGGATAAGCCATGGAATATAGCAAACAAACAGTAATCGACGGACTGAAACGTACGGTCGAGCAGACGGAGGCAAGGATAGTTGAACTATCTGAGCCGTGTGTTAAATCGCTTGCTTTTAGCAGGTCTGAGGAAAGAGACTTGCTTAAAAAGAAAGTGAAAAACTGGAAGAAGAGAATAACGGAGTTGGAAGATGAAGTATAAAGTGACAGAATACCATTCAGATTTCCAAGAAGAACAGACTGGCACTTGCGAATTGTGTTTTGGTACAGCGTGGGTTGAAGAAGGTTCAATAACGGTTGAAGATGAAAATGGAACTAAAACAGAAATTTATTTAACTGTTTGGGATTGGGGCGATTACGACACAATCTACATTGATAATGTGGTTAATTTCTCCGCTTGGTTGCAAGAAAGGGAAGCTGATCCAATCGTTGAAGAAACCGAACCTTGGTCGTGGTTGAATGAATTAGTAGAAAAATATAACGAGGAGTTGGAAGATGAATAAGCAGGAATTGATTGAGAAGCATGAGGGTAAGCTAAATATAAAATTAAACCTTCAGTTGTTACATATATACAAGGAATTTATCCGTGATTTGATGCAACTAGACGAACCAGAAAAAGTCAAAGTTCCGCAGTTTGTGGCGGAAAAAATTGATTATTTCAAGAAAACTGGTGACTGGGATTTATTTCAAGCAATGGATTATTTGTTTGGAAAAAAAGAAATTAGGGAATGGCTTGAGGATAAAAACAACCAAGACACTTTCGCTCGAGCATGGCTTGACGGCTACGATATTCAGGGAACAAAATATGTAGTGACCGATGGTAATCATTTGTATTTCAAAAACTATCAAGAAGATATTGAAATTGTCATACTAGTGGATGAACAACCTGGGACAATGGAGTATGTCAAGAAATTCAACACAAAAGAAGAAGCCCAAAAAGCTGCGGATATTCTTGGTTGGAAAGTTCGGGAGGTGGAAGAATGAGTAAATTTGAAATCTCCCTGTCTAAAAATGACCTTGAACATATCGCTAACGGTTATGACATCAAAATCAACGGTAAAATATTTTCGGAAACAAATGAAATCATTTTGAAGCCTACATTGACAAATGATGTTATGGCTCCGATATTGAATTATAGAAATAAAATAATCGATACTGAACAGCAAAATATTGTTAATAATTTCATAGGAGGTGCAAGATGATTCCGAAATTTAGAGCCTGGGATAAACTCAGGAAGAGGATATCTGTAGTTGATAGAATTTACTTTGATACCGAAGGTGTTCAGCTGCGTGATGACGGAGGACTGTATTGGCGACATTTCAGAGAAGTTATCCTCATGCAGTCAACAGGATTGAAAGACAAGAACGGTAAGGAAGTATTTATCGGTGACATCGTTAAATGTACAAGAGGATGTCACCATGAAGTGTATTTAGAAAAAGAATATGGTGGCACATTCATAGGCGGAATGCCTGCTATATATCTAAAAGGATTGAGTGAAGGATATGCGTGGACGAAAGCAGAGGAAATCATAGGCAACATCTACGAAAATCCAGAACTTTTGGAGGTGGGCGATTGATGATCAATATCAAACAACGACTAAAGGCCTTACAGTACATCGATATCAAAGCGAAGTCGAAACACCAGGAAATCATCAGCCTGAAATCGAGCATCTTACGAGGACAGCAGTTTAATAATATGCCAAAGTCGAAGAATAACAAAAACCAATCTGAAGAATTAAATATTCTGATTATTGATAAAACGGAAAAGCTCTATCAAGAAATTCAAGTTTTATATAAAGAGCGCGATGAGTTGGTTCAAGCAATCGAATCGCTAGACGATCCGGTAGAAAATATCGTAATGCGGTTGTTTTATATCGATGGTATGACATGGAATGAAGTAGGGGCTAAGCTAAAATACAGTAAAGGGGCTATTCAAAAAATCAGAAAGTCAGCTTTTGAGAATTTATCTAAAAAATGTGAACAAAGTGAACTAAAGTGAACTTTTAAAGTGATATTATGGTATTGTCAGCAAGTACGGTAAAGCGGACTGATGACTCCTTTAATGTTTAACGGTATCAGGGCGAAAAGCTGGTGATTTCCTCTTTGTATTATTTAGTTCAACACCTGGTACCGTTATTTAGATTTTTAGTGTAGTGGTAACACAACAGACTCCAAATCTGTTATCGCGGGTTCGATTCCTGCAAAGTCTGTGAGAGGTCTTACAATGGGTCACACAAACGTGTGGCTTTTTGTTATGTCTGAATCGCGGATAAAAGAAAGGGAATGATGAAGCCACAAAAACTTACAATTCTAAACGGCAAAAGAAGATCGGTGGATTTTGATAAACGCAACGAGGAATATACTGAGTATAATCGTACTCGCTGGAAATACGACAAGGATGTTAAGAGATTTTACAATTCATCTATCTGGAAGCGAACGAGTCAACAAGTCTTGCTTGAAGCTGATTATGTCTGCGCAATGTGTGGTGAAGAAGCAACTATGACCGACCATATCGTTAGCGTGAAAAAAGATTGGTCAAAGCGATTAGATCGAAGTAATCTTCAAGCAAGTTGTAAGAAATGTAATGACAAGAAAGCAATCAAAGAGAAGTATTCTTATTGATTGTGTAGTAAATAACAGAAATAGATATCAAAAAGCGAACAAAAACAGATTTTATAAGGGAGAATCGGTCGGAAATACACGGCGAAATGTACGGAAATGCCCCCTATTATTTAGAACGGGGGTATATATCGTTCGGATTCTAGAACGCTGCCCTGTTCTGTGCAAAAAATTCCCTTTTTAAAACTATGATAGCTGTAAAATTTCGTGTAAAGGAGGTAAAAAATGGGTCGAAAAATGAAGATTGTTGAAACGACTAAAAAACATCTAACTAAAGAAGAAAAGGTAGTAAGAAAAACCATGCAGGAGAAGGCTTCGGACGGTTTGGATGCATTGCAACTAACGCCTCCAAAACACTTTGATCCGATTGCTAAAGCTGAGTACAAACGAGTCATTGAGGATTTAAGAAAGCTACCCCTTAGAAATCTAGATAGGGCGGTTCTAGAAAGCTACTGTACCTGGTATGCAGTCTATAAAGAGATATCTCGTGGAATACAAAAAGAAGGGTATGTGTACGAAACGGAGAGCGGGAAGATTCTCCCTAACAAAATGTTATATAGCTTAGAACGTGCTACAACTAACTTAATGAAGGCTGCATCGCAGTTAGGTTTGACGGTTGACAGTCGTATGAAATTGTATGTTCCACAAGTAGAAGAAAAGAAAGAGAGTATTTTCGATAAATTTGGTAGTTAGGAGGTGATTGTGTGGAAGACATAGCTTATCAGTACGCTTCAAGAGTCGTAAGTGGAGAAATTATAGCTAGCAAGAAAGTTATAAAAGCTTGCAAGCGACATTTAAGAGATTTGAAGCGTATGGATGATGAAGATTTTCCATATATTTACTTACCTGACAAAGCAAAAAATCCGATAGATTTCATTGAAATGCTCCCAGATGTCAAAACTGGTAAACCATATCCACTGGCCGACTTTCAAAAATTCATTTTATCGAGTTTGTACGGTTGGCGAAAAAAGTCCGATACATCTATCAGGCGATTTAAAAAAGCTTTAATCAGTCTTGCTAGAAAGAATGGTAAGACAATCTTAGTCGCAGGTATTGCCTTATATGAGTTTTTGTTTGGTCGCAACCCTGCGATGAGCCGTCAGTTATTTTGTACGGCAAATGACCGTTCTCAGGCCCGTATCGCTTATGATATGATTCGTAAGCAGTTGGATGCTCTTAGGACGAAAAACGAAGATATCAGAAAAGCTACGAAGATAGTCAGAGATGAACTCCGTAACTTGAATGATGAAAGCTACGTGCGAGCGTTAAGTCGTGAGACTGGAGCAGTCGATGGTTTTGAACCGTATGTTGGTATTTTGGATGAGTTTGCAGCATCTAAAACGAATGAAATGATTGAATTGCTGGAATCTGGTCAAGGGCAATTGGATAATCCGTTGATTTTGATTATCTCAACAGCTGGTATGGATTTGAATGTGCCAATGCATACAATTGAATATCCGTATATCGAGAAAGTCCTTGATGGAGAAGTTGAGAACGAAGAATACTTTGCATTCATCGCCGAACAAGACAACGAAGAGGAGATTGCAGATGAAGCCAACTGGATAAAATCAAATCCAATTCTTGAAGTCAAAGCGCTACGTAAAAAGATGATGGACTACCTACGAAAACGTAGAAAGGTATCACTTGAAACTGGAACAGTAAATGAAGTCCTGGTAAAAAACTTCAACATGTGGCGGCAATCATCAGAAGAATCTTACATGGATAAAGAAAGCTGGGCGAAAGCTAAGATTGATAAACCTGACACCAAAAAGCGTAGAGTTTGGTTAGGTGTCGATGTTGGTAGGTCTAGTGACTTATTCTCTATCTCTCCAATGGTCATGATGGATGATTATTGGTATGCAGATAGCTTTTCTTTTGTGGCCACTAAATATGGCTTGATAGCAAAAGAAAAACGAGACGGTGTTTCTTATACCAATTTGGAACGAATGGGCGAATGTGAGATTACCACTCTTGAAAGTGGTGTTATCGATGATGAGCGTGTTCTTGAGAAGATTGAAGAAATGGTATACGGGAACGATTGGGAGTTACAAGGTATTTTCTTTGACCCTTATCAATTCGGTTCACTATTAACTATGATAGAAAAGCGACATCCAGAATGGCCACTTGTTCAGATACCACAAACCACCATGGTCTTGAATATGCCTACGAAACAGTTTCGTGATGATGTCCGTCAAGGCAAAATCAAGCATAGTGGTAATCAGTTGTTAACAATGGCAATCAATAATGCATATACCAGAGTTGATAATAACGGTATGAGGATTGATAAAAACAAAAACAGTAATAAAATTGACCCTCTGGATGCATTATTAGATGCTTATGCCGCTTGTTATTTAGAACCATTTGACGGAAGCGGTTATTGGACAAACGAGAAAATCTTGGAAGGAGGTTCGCTATTTTGAAGATACTGGAACATATCCACACGATTTTATTGTTAATCGGTTTAATGTTTTTGATTTACGGTTTGTTCTTGATTGGGGAGATTGTGGGTTATATTTCTACCGGAGTTATTTTATGCCTTTTAGGGGTATATATTGATAAAACAAAATGAATGGGATATAATATCCTTCAAATAGGAGGGATATTTATGCCAAAATCATACAAAACTCAGTTGCTGGAAAGAATATCTGATTACAGAAACCAGATAGAAGAGATTGATCAAGAAGTCGACCAACTTGTAAAAGAGAGTAAAAAAGGTTTCTTTGCTCTTTTGTTTGGGGCAAGAGACTATAGCTTTAAGATTCAACCGTTATTAAATAAAAAATCTGAGATACAACAGTGGTTGGGTAAGCTTGAAGAGGAAATAGAAAAAGACTATGTTTATGGACGCAGATTATTTGTAAAGGGGACTAAATACCGAGAAGAAGGAGAGGTCCCGTTTCGTAAATTAGCTGGTATCCCAGAAGATGAAGATGATATGTTTTACCATGAAATAGTAACAACAAAGAATTTTAAACTTGTTCCGGAACCAACTAATCAAGCAGATGAGAATGCAATAAAAGTAATGGTAGAGGGTTATTTTGTAGGTTATATTGATAGGCGCCATAACAAAGGTTTAAAAAAATACATAGATAATGATAAATATATTATCGAAGGCGAAGTCATAGGAACAGGAGGTTCTTTTGATGGTGATACAAGTTATCCGATACGTTACGATATAGAGTTAAGAATTAGGAAGAAATAGCATTCAAGAAAATTGAGTGCTTTTTTCAAAAAACCTCTTGACTTTGTTGCTACAAAGTTATATACTGACATTGTAGCAACAAAAAGGAGGTGAGCAAATTGCTTGCACGAAAAGAACAATTCAAAGATAAGCCTAAAAATACCATGTTGCGAGTTCGAGTTGATGACGAAACGGTTGATAAACTTGAAGAAATTGCAAAAAAAACGGATAGCACGAAATCTAGTGTTATCCGAAAGGGTATTGACAAGTTATATCAAGAATTAAATAAACAAAAATAGCCTAGAACCCACTAACGCCAATCAGATGGTTCTAAGCTATCGCACGAAAGAAACTCTTTCTGAAATCATTATATCAGAAAAGAGCTTCTTTGTCATACCGCAAAGGAGTTTTTATTATGGCAAAAATTGAACTTTTAGACAGTTACGAAGAATTAGTGGCCAGTACCACTGAAATTAGAGAAAGCCTTGAAATTATACATGAATGGCTGTCGACAGCACCTAAATTTGATGATTATTGGTCTTATCATGATTTAATTGCAGCACATGGTCAGCACTTTGCCTTGCTAAATCTTATCATGTACAGGCTGGATAGTCTTAAAGATGAACATCGTACTATTATTGGTAATTATATTAAAGGGGCATAAAAATGGAACTACAAATTTTTAAAAATGAACAATTCGGAGAAGTAAGAACGGCAGAAGTTAATCAAGAAATTTATTTTAATTTGAAAGATTGCTGTCAGGTTTTGGAAATTAAAAATCACAACGACGCACTAAAACGGTTAAATAAGGATGGGGTCGTTACTACCGACCTCACCGACAGTCTAGGACGAACTCAACAAGCCAACTTCATCAACGAAGCTAATTTCTATAAACTTGTTTTTCAATCTCGCAAACCAGAAGCAGAGAAATTTGCTGATTGGGTCACTAGCGAAGTGCTGCCCTCTATTCGTAAGCATGGCGCTTATATGACCGACCAAGTGGCTTATAATATCACACACAACAAACAAGCTTTAGCAG